TATTTCTTTAAATAAACTATATTTTTGTAACTTTGCTGATTATGGCATACGACAAAGATGAATTAGAAATCCAAGCCTTAGAAGCAATAGAAAAACATAAACTATTCTTTGCTGAAGATGTTATTGCTTATTTACCCTGTAGTTCTGCTACTTATTACAATCATAAATTAGAGCAATTAGAGAGTATAAAAACCGCACTACAAAATAACAAGATTACTACAAAAGTATCAATGCGTTCCAAATGGTATAAGTCAGACAACGCTACTTTACAAATGGGGTTAATGAAACTGATAGGAACTGAGGAGGAGGCACATAGATTGAACGGCTCTAGCCAAAAACTAAACGTAAAAGCAGACGTACTAAACTACACAGATGAGGAGAGAGAAAAACGTATAAAAGAACTACTAAAGAAAAATGCTGAGTAATACCGAACTAAAGGAGCTTGACACTCTTTTATATCAACAGGAACTTTACCAATCAAGAAAGTCATTACTGGATTTTACCGATATGACCTTTCCTACATTTGACTGTCAGCCTTTCCATATACAATACTATAAACTCTTAGATGAGTTTGCTAAAGGTAACATCAAACGATTAATTGTATCTATGCCTCCTCAACATGGTAAATCAGAGGGTTCTACTCGTAGACTACCAGCATATCTATTAGGACAAAACCCTAGCTTAAAAGTAGCCGTAGCAAGTTACTCAACGACATTTGCTAGTAAGTTCAACAGAGATATACAACGTATTATAGACACTAAAAAGTATAGCGATATATTCCCTAATACAACATTAAACAAATCTAAAGTAGTATCTAACCAGGATCACTACCTAAGAAACTCATTAGAGTTTGAAGTAGTAAACGAAATAGGAGGATTGAAGTCAATAGGTAGAGGTGGAGCATTAACAGGCTCTAAGGTGGATATTATGATAATGGACGACCTTTATAAAGACTACATGGAGGGCAACTCTCCTATCATTAGAGAGTCTGTTTGGGATTGGTACACATCAGTAGTAAGAACTAGGTTACATAACAACAGTCAGGAGCTGATAGTGTTTACACGTTGGCATGAGGACGACTTAATAGGACGATTGGAACAGTTAGGACACGTTAAAGAGATAACCAACATAGACGAGATATATACAACCAAAGTAAAACATAACCAATGGATAAAGGTTAATTTCGAGGCTATAAAAGAGTCAGAGCCGACATTGATTGATCCTAGAGACAAAGGACAACCGTTATGGAATAATATGCACTCTAAAGAATCTTTACTAAATTCTATGAGTATGGACGTCGAAAAGTTTAAATGTCTTTATCAAGGTAACCCAGAGAGTAAAGAGGGATTATTATACTCACGTTTCAAAACATACAAAGAACTCCCCGAACTGAAGATAATCAAGAACTATACAGATACTGCCGACACAGGACAAGACAAGCTCTGCTCTATTGTATATGGAGTGCCATTAGCAAAATCTGACAATCATTTGTATTTGTTAGACGTACTATACACAGATAAGCCTATGGAGGTAACAGAGCCTTTGACTATTGAACTATTAAATAAAAACAAAGTAAATCTATCTAAAATAGAAAGTAACAACGGAGGGCGTGGATTTGCTAGGATTGTAGAGAAAGGCGTTAAGACGGTTGTAACGTGGTTTCATCAGTCAAGTAACAAAGAGGCTCGTATCTTTAGTAATAGTGCGTCAGTTAATAGTAGATTAGTAATGCCTAGTGATTGGTTTCTGCGTTGGACAGACTTTTACAATGACGTAATAAAGTATAAAAAACTATTCAAGGCTAATAAATTCGACGACGCTCCCGATACATTAACAGGCATTATAGAGGAGGAAAATATACCTGAGGTATTCACATTCTAAAAATAAAAATATAATTAGTAATTTTATCAAATTAAACCAGCGACAAATGAAGCTCCCTAGTATATTATCAAATCTATTCGGCTCTAAAGTAACACTAAAAAATAAATTTAACGAGGCTTTTCTGTACGGTTTTGGAGGTTATACGCAATATGACGACAAAGCTCCGACATACTTAGAAAAGGGATATAACTACAATCCTATCGTTTATGCTATTATCAATCAACAATCTATTAAGACTGCATCAATTCCTTACTACGTAAAAAAGGTAGATGATAAACAAGCTCATAAGAGATTAAAGAGGCTTAGAATGGCTACTAAAGGCGACTACTCGGTACAACAACAAGTAAGAAGTATGATACTGGAGAATAAAGCGTTTAGCGAGGCTGATATGCCTTTTCCTTTGGAAGCTCCGAATATCTCTCAGACTTGGACTGAGTTTTTAAGTTTATATAAGTGTTTCCTTAAACTAACGGGAAATGTATATATTTATCTGTTAGCCCCTGAGGACGGTATGAATAAGGGAACGCCGATACAAGTCTACTTACTGCCGAGTCATTTAGTACAGATAGTAACAAGGAACAAAGCTGATATGATGGGCGTAGAGAGTCCTGTAAGTGGTTACATACTGACTTATGGACGCTCTTATATCAAGTTCGACGCAAGTAATGTAATTCATATCAAGTATTCCAATCCGAACTATGACGAGTCAGGCTCACACTTGTACGGGCAATCTCCGTTAAGGTCGGCTCTTAGGAATATACTAAGCTCTAATAAAGCGTTGGACTTAAATATCAAGACTATTAAATCGGGTGGTGCTTTTGGTTTCATTCACGGTAAACAGACTGCAATTACAGAGGATCAGGCAAAGTCAATAAAAGAACGATTATTAGAAATGAACTCATCTCCTGAGGACTTAAGTAAGATTGCTGGTATTTCAGCAGAGATAGGGTTTACACGGTTATCATTAACAAGCGACGAGTTAAAACCTTTCGATTACTTAAATTTCGACCAAAAGCAAATAGCTAACGTATTAGGGTGGGACGACAAGCTCTTAAACTCAGACGCTGGAGCTAAATACGATAATATAGCACACGCAAGAAAAAGGGTAATAACAGATAATATACAACCTGATTTACTGATGTTTGCCGATGCTATAAATACAGAGTTCTTACCGAGATTTAAAGGTTATGAGGGAACTGTTTTAGAGTTTGACTTTATGGAGTTACCCGAAATGCAAACAGACACAACCGAGTTAGTAACATGGCTTAAAGAGGCACTAGACAGAGGAGTAATAACTAGAAACGAGTTTAGACTAGCTATTAGTTATGTAGTTGTAGAGGACGACAATATGGATAAACACACAGTAAGCACGGATATAATGAGCTTGGACGAGGCACTAGAAACACAATTTAACATATAATGGCATCAAGAACAAACGACAGTAATTTAGAGATAGCAAAAGGAAATGTACAAGGACACTCTATTATGAATGCTATGGGAGAAAGACCGTCTATGGGTACAACGGCAACGGGAGAGGATATATGGAGAGGTACTGCAACGACAATACCGACACCAGCCGACGAGGGGGAGCAAATGACATTTGTCAGCTCTGACGACGCCGACAACGGAGCAACGGTAACGGGAGTATTGACTGTAAAAATGCACTATTTAGATGCTGACGGACTAGAGCAAGAGGAGACTATAACAATGAACGGAGATACTGAAGTAGACACAGTAGCGACAAATATACGTTTTGTACAAGATATTTATGCTTTGACAGTAGGCTCTAACGGAGTTGCAGAGGGAAATATAATAGTCTATAAAAAAGGTTCAGCAGTAACAATTTACAATATGATAGCTTTAGGAGGTAATAAATCTCTAGTGCCTGTTAGAATGATTCCAGCTAATAAAAAATTAATATTAAAAGGGTGGAGTTGCGAAGAGGCACAAAGTAAACGAGTTAATTTCAGAATAAGAAGTACAGATATGAACGGCGTTTTAATTGATGGGGTGTTTTGCTTTAAAGATGTTGCTTATTTAAAAAATATGGCGTCAGGAGAAAAACGTTTAAGTGTTGATGTACCAGCATTGTCGATTGTAAAAGTGAGTGGCTGGTGTGGAGTCTCTGGAGCTGAGGCGTCAGCGAGTTGGTGGGGAGTATTAATAGATGTATAATGGCAAGTATTCGTAAATACCGTCAAATGTGGTTAAAGCTCCATAAGAAGTATGAGAGACTCGCTTATTTTGAGTTGCAACGTACTTTTCATAAATGGAGTCAGGATATTAATTGGGACGTACTCACGAAAGAAAACTTTAAACTAGAGATAGGTATGTCTGTTGATGATAAGCTAATGGAGGAGTCATTTGTTAAGATATATACAGGAATAGGACTAGAACACGGTAAGAGAGTAGGTAAGGACATTAACAGAGACTTAAAGGACTTTACCTTAGACGCTTTTACGAGTGCGTTCTTAAAGAATATGAATCGTTTTTTAGCTCAGTACGGTTTACAGAAAGTAGATTATATCTCACAGTCTTATAAAGACGAAATTATATTGATGTTTCAAGAGAGATTAGATAACGGAATGACAATCGAAGATGCTCAACGTGAGATAAGGAAAATAGTAATGCAACCTAATTTCTATCGTTATCAAGCTCTTAGAATAGCTAGGACAGAAACAACCTCAGCTAGTAATTTTGCATCTAGTCAGGCAAGTGGAGTGAGTGGTTATGTAATGGAGAAGATTTGGATAAGTACTTTAGATGCTCGTACTCGTAGATTAGGTATACCGTCATTTAAGCAGAAATATGACCATTATCATATGAACGGAGAAACGGTAGGAGAAAAAGAACAATTCGGGAAAACTAAGAAACAATTTGCACTCTTAAAGGAGCTTATGATGTATCCTGGCGATCCTAAAGCGAGTGCTGGAAATATAATAAACTGTCGTTGTACAGTAGGTGTAAGAGCTAAACGAGATGCTAACGGCGACCTAATACCGACAAATTAAAATATAAACTTTATCTTTGTGAACCATGAAAGGATTATTAGAATACAAATCAATATTTGGAGAGTTAAAAGACATAGACTCTAAGAAAAGAGTAGTAACAGGCTATCTAGCCTCATTTGGTAACACGGACTCCTACGGAGATATAGTTGTTAAAGGTGCTTTCAAAAAGACTATCGCTGAACGCAAGGAGAGTGTATTCTTTCTAAATCAACATAATTGGAGTCAGCCTCACGGTAGATTCAATACGTTAAAAGAGGATAATAACGGACTTTATTTTGAGTCCAATCCTTTAATAGATACGACGTACTCCAGCGACTTAATGAAACTCTATGAGGCTGGTATAGTCAAAGAACATTCTTTTGGTTATTCTACAATAGTCTCAGAATACAACAAAGAGGAGGATATACGCTACTTGAAAGAGGTAAAATTGTATGAGGGTTCTAATGTAACAGTAGGAGCTAATCATCAAACGCCGTTCTTAGGTATGAAATCAAGAACATTACAAGAAATAGACAAAGAGAGTAAACAATTAATAAAAGCTATCCGTAGTGGTACATTTACAGATGATACGTTT